AGTATAAAAGCAATAAATCCAAAAGCATTTGAAGTGGAGGTTGAAAATGTGGTAAAAACAAATAATTCAATTAGTGGTACTAAAAAAATAAACACAATTGATGAAGGGTGTGTCTTTACATATAAAGCCCCAAGCGTTAAAACAAATATGGCAATAGGCGAGTTAAAAGTTCCATATAATATTAAGATTCAATATAGTGCTAAGAAAATTGAGGAACTATTTTATACTGAAAATGTGGTAAAAGAAATTGATAATGCTTTAATTAAGTTGTATGCTTCAAATATTAATCCAGAAATTGCTAATTTTGATATTGTTGTTAAATCAGGGGCAACTGGATATGATATAACATTTACAACTAACATAACAACTTCAAGCGATAAGCCATATACAAGTGTAAGTATATTAGGGTTTAAAAAGTCAAGTAAAAAAACAATTGAAGAATTAAATAAAAAAATACAATCTTCTCAAAATTATAACAAAGAAGACAAAATAAATAGCAAAGAAAAATATATTCAAGAGTATGATATAGTTTTTTATTATGCTAACTACACAAAATTAAATTTATATCCTAAACTTGGATAGATTATTTCTATAAATCAGATATTTATTATAAAAAAATAATTATGAACATTACTGGAGAGTTAGACAACTACTTAAATAAAAGCAAAAAATCATTACTAGATGATGGTTCACACGAAGTTTGTGATTTAATAACAGGAGAATGTTATGTTGTTAAAGAAAAAGATGGATTGATTGAACGCAATGAAAATCATAAAGTTTCAAATAGAAATGTTAAAGTTAAAACCCAAGGGGGTTTGAAAGAACTTTTAAATGACTAATTTATTAAAATAAAAAAAAATATGAAAATTGATCAGAAAATATTAAATGAGATTAATCGTTATCACAAGATAAATAATTACATTCTTGAACAGGCTGCACCACCTCCACCACCCCCAGCACCATTAGAGGGTGAAGACCCATTTGCTATGCCAAATGCACCAGCAACACCCCCAGGTGAGGTATCACCTATACCACCAACAGAACCAGGTGGAGTTGATCCTTTAAGCACAACTGAACCACAGCCTATTGATGTAAATATGGATGATGATGTTACTGCAATCAATGATGATGGTGATAGTGAAGAAAGTAGTGATGATGAAGGTGGTTCTGAAGAATTGGATATCACAGATTTGGTTACGTCTCAACAATCAATTGAAACTAAACAAGGTGAATATTTTGATAATTTATTTGGTCAAATAAATCGTTTAGAATCTAAGTTGGCTGAAATGGATAAAATTTTTGATAAATTGACATCTATGGAAAGGACAATTGAGAAATACAGAGAAAAGACACCTGAAGAGAAATTGGAATTAAGGACATATGATTCATATCCTTTTAATCAAAAATTATCAGATTTCTTTGATGATAAGAAGGTAGAGATGGAAAAAAGTGGAAAGAATGAATATGTGTTAACAACAGATGATGTTACAGAAATTAATCCAGATGAAATAAAAAACACATTTAACCCTAATGAAGAAGAGGATGATATTTTTGATGTAAAAATTTAAGGAAAGGGGTGAATAACCCCTTTTTTTTGCCCAAAACTTTACTATACTTGTATTATTAATAAAACTTAAAAACATAACTATGGGTGCATTAGATGCCATAATGGCGCAGTACGAGAAAAATCAAAAATCAGGGAAGTCCCAAATGACAGAGGAGGAAAGGATGAAGAGGTATTTTACATTATTGTTAGGTGATAAAGAATCATCTGGACAAAGACGTATTAGAATCTTACCAACAACAGATGGTTCATCTCCATTTAAGGAGGGTTGGTTTCATGAGGTTAGAGTAAAAGGTTACACACAGAAATTTTATGATCCAGGTCTAAATGACAATGAGACGTCTCCACTAACAGACATCTACAACAGTTTGAAGTCAACTGGTAGAAAGGAGGATGAGGAAATGGCTAAAGAGTACAGGCCAAGAAAATTTTACATTTTGAAGGTGATTGATAGAGATCGTGAAGAGGATGGTATTAAGTATTGGAGGTTTAAAGATAGTTACAAGAAAGATGGGATATATGATAAGATTATTCCAATAATTAGAGCTAAGGGTGATATAACTGACATTGATACTGGGCGTGATTTGGTAATTGAGTTAGTCAAAACAAAAAACCCAAAAGGTAAAGAGTACACAATTGTATCAACTATTATGCAGGATGATGCTACTCCATTATCAACAAATGCAGATACAGTTAAAAAATGGCTTGATGATGAATCAACTTGGAAAGATGTATATACAAAAAAGCCAAAAGAATATTTGGAGGCTATTGGTAGAGGTGAAACTCCACAATGGGACAACAACTTGGGTAAGTTTGTGTATTTAAATTCAACAAGTGAGGAGAATTCATTTGGTGGTGGTTCAGTTGTTGCAAAAAACGCAACAACTCAGCAAACAAGTGTTGTTGTTGAAGATGAATATAGCGATGATGATTTACCATTTTAATTAACCTAAAATAGATTTTTTGCGCAAAGTACCATAAAACAATACTTTGTGCAAAAAATCTCTCTTCTTAAATCAAAAAAATATATGGGCGCAATAAAGAAAAAGGCAGCATCAAATAGTGTTGATGCTATCAAGGAGAAGTTTTCAACAAAAACAAAGTATAAGCCAGAGGATTATTATTCATGTGGTGATGCTTTTTATAATGCTTGTGGTGTTCCTGGTCCAGTAATGGGCGGCATTAATATGTTCTTGGGGCATTCTAATACAAGTAAGACAACAGCAATGATATTGGCAGCAGCCGATGCGCAAAAGAAAGGTCATCTACCTATATTCATTATTACTGAAAAGAAGTGGAATTGGGCACATGCTGTTGAATTAGGTTTAAATGCAGAACTTAATGCTGAAGGTGAATGGGATGGTGATTTTGTCTTTAATGATTCATTTGATTATATTGAACAGATGACAGATTTCATTAATGATATTTTGGATGCTCAAGAAAAGGGTGATTTACCATATTCTGTTTTATTCTTGATTGATAGCATTGGATCAATACCTTGTAAAATGACTTATGATGGCAAGGGTGGTAAGATGCATAATGCTGCAGTTCTTGCTGATAAGGTAGGAATGGGCATCCACTCAAGGATTTCAAAATCAAAGAAAGAAGATTACCCCTACCATAACACAATGGTTGTAATTAATCAACCTTGGGTAGAATTGCCAGATTCACCATTTGGGCAACCAACAATCAAGGCAAAAGGTGGTGAGGCATTGTGGTTAGCATCTTCATTAATATTCTTATTTGGCAATCAGAAGAATGCTGGTATTAACCATATCACTGCAACAAAGAATGGTAGGACTGTTTCCTATGCAATTAGGACAAAAATATCTATATTGAAGAACCATGTTACTGGTATAGCATATAAGGATGGTAAGATATTGGCTATTCCACAAGGTTATTTACCGGACACAAAGGAGGCTATTGAGAAATATAAGAAAGAATATTCTCAATACTGGAATGGTATTTTATCTGGAGATGGGGATATTACTTTTTCTGAAAAGGAAGAAGAGGACGTAATAGTTTTTGAATAAGATGAAGAAAACCCTGCTAATAGATGGAAACAATTTATTCACAATTGGTTTTCATGGAGTTCGTGAATTTTATTCAGAAGGCAAACATATTGGTGGGGTTTTCCATTTTTTGAATACAATTAGATTATTTCTTGATAAACATAATCATGATAAAGTTATTGTATTTTGGGATGGGGCAGAGAACTCTTTGTCAAGAAAACAAATATACCCTAAGTACAAAGAAAATAGGATGAAGCCTGTTGATGATTATAAGTATGAATCTTATCTCTATCAAAGAGAAAGAGTTAAACAATATTTGGAGGAAATTTTTGTTAGACAATGTATTGTTGAACAGAATGAAGCAGATGATTTGATTGCCTATTATACAAAAATTGCTACTGATGAATCTATTATAATTTTATCAGGTGACAAAGATTTAACACAGTTGGTTTCTAAAAATGTAACAGTGTTTTCACCAACATCTAAAACATATATTAAGAATGGTGATTTGGTTGAATTTAAGGATGTAAAAATACCACATAGCAATATCTTTATTTATAAAGTTATAGTTGGGGACAAATCAGATAATATTGATGGGGTTTTAAATTTTGGTGAGAAAAAATTAAAACAATACTTTCCTAATGTCGAAAAAAATGCTTATACTTTGGAACAATTACTAATTGAGGCTAAAGAGCATTATGATACAAAACCAAACAAATCACTTAGTAACTTAATAAATGGTGTTAGCAAGTCAGGATTATCTGGTGATGAATTTTACGCAATAACAAGTAAAATTATAGATTTGAAAAACCCATTGATAACTAACTTAGGCATTGAGTCTGTGAATGAAGTGTATGTTGAAAGCATAGACCCCACAGATAGAAGTTATAAAAATTTAGTTAGATTTATGTCAGAGGATGGGTTCTTTAAATTCCTACCAAAGAAAGATGATGCCTGGGTTGATTTTGTTAGACCATTTATGAAATTGATTAGAAAAGAAAAAAAAATTATTAATTAAAAACAAAAAACACAATGAAACAAACTGATGTAACAAAAGTTGAATTTTTACTTACACTTAATGACAACATTATTGTACAAAGATTTTTGAATGTAAAAAACATTAATCCAAATGTTAAGAAATCTTATGAGTTGTATGAGTCAGTAAAATATTTTGCTGAAGAATTATCTTGGTTTTTGAAGACTAAAGCAATTCAATATTTGACTGAAAACCAGACAACAATCACAATGGACCCAGATGTTATGAATACATCTTCAACGGATGGTGCAGAATATTTTAATATTTACATTAAGATAGCCGACCAATTAGTCTCACAGAGGATTATTGATGGTAAATTGTATCCACCAAAAGTTAGATACACAGTTGATGTTAGACCTTTCATTAAAGACTATTTAAAAGAGTTGACATCAGTATTAGTTAGTGAAAATCTTACTCATGAGTATTTAGAGAAAAATTTATTGTCTAACTAATAAACTTTTTAAAATGTCCAAAAATTTTGATTACTTGGGACAAACGTTCCAGTTGCAATTAATTAACCAAATTATTTTGGATAAAGAATTTGCTAGAGCCATTATTGATTTTATTAAGGTGACTTATTTTGAGAACAAATACTTTAAGTTAATTATACAAATGATTAAAGAGTATTATGTAAAATATGAAACATCACCAAATTTTGAAACATTGGAGGTTATTGCAAAATCTGAAATAAGCCAAGAATTGGCATTGAAAATTGTGATAGATACTATTGCAAAAATAAAAGATGCACCCCTTGATGGCGTTGAGATAGTTCAAGACAAGGCTTTAAAATTCTGTAAGCAAGAAGAAGTTAAGATTGTTTTGGAGAAAGCGCAAAAGGTTATTAATGAAGGTGATTTTGAATCTTATGATCAACTTGAAGAATTGTTAAGGTATGCTTTACAAGTTGGGGTAAAGGAAACAAATGGATTTGAAGTCTTTACTGATTTGGTTGATGTGCTTGATGAGGATTATAGACACCCCATACCAATGGGCGTGAAGGGCATAGACGTTCTCTTAAAGGGGGGTTTAGCCAAAGGTGAGGTTGGTATTATATTTGCTGGTCCAGGCATTGGTAAATCAACTCTATTGACCTTGGTTGCAAATACAGCATTCAACAATAATTATAATGTTCTGCACATATTTTTTGAGGATAATCCAAAGATTATACAGAGGAAACACATTACCCTTTGGACAAAAATATCCCCAGATGAACTACCAAATCATAAGGATATTGTTTATGATACTGTTAATAAGATTAAGGAGAGTCACACAAATAAGTTGATTCTAAAGAAATTGCCATCAGATACTTTAACAATGAATCAAATAAAGAATCAAATTAGAAAAGTTATTGCTGATGGTATTAAACTTGATTTGGTTGTTTTGGATTATATTGATTGTGTTGTACCAGATAGGCAAGGTAATGATGAGTGGAAGAATGAAGGATCAGTTATTAGACACTTTGAGGCTATGTGTCATGAGTTGAATATTGCTGGGTGGTTAGGTACACAAGGTAATAGAGCATCAATTTCTTCTAATGTGGTAACAAATGACCAGATGGGGGGGTCAATAAAGAAAGCCCAGGTTGGGCATGTCATTATTAGTATTGCTAAGAGTTTACAACAAAAGGAGATGAATTTGGCAACAGTTGCAATAACCAAGTCAAGGATTGGTAAAGATGGTATTGTGTTTGAGAATTGTAAGTTTGATAATGAGATGCTTGAAATTGATACTGATACAACATCAACTTTCTTGGGATTTGAGGAACAACAAGTTGAGCGTAAGAAAGATAGAATCAAGGAATTGTTGGCTAAGAAGAATGATAATTTTTTATGATAGAGATATTTTACATTCAAAAAGTGATACTTTTATTTTTTGTTTTTATATTTATCTTAACCTAATAATAGAAAAATGAAAAAGAATATTTTTGAAAAAAGGGTGAATATTTTACCCTATGAATATCCATCCTTATTGGCATATAAGGATGCTATAAGACACTCATACTGGATACATTCTGAGTTCAATTTCACAACTGATATTGATGATTATAAGACAAAGATATCAAATGAGGAGAGAGAAGTGATTAAAAGGTCAATGTTGGCTATTGCTCAAATTGAGGTAAATGTAAAAACATTCTGGGCTGACTTGTATAAGAGGATGCCAATAACTGAAATTGGTGATGTTGGTATGACATTTGCTGAGAGCGAAGTAAGACATAAGGATGCTTATGCTCAACTATTAAGGATTCTTGGATTGGAGGATGAGTTCCAGACTGTTATTGAAATCCCTGCCATAAAGAACAGAATCAATTACTTAACAAAATATTTGGATGGGACTAGGAGTAAAGAGAATAAAATGTACACAAAGTCTGTATTATTATTTTCCTTGTTTATTGAACATGTAAGTTTGTTTAGTCAGTTCTTGATTATGATGTCCTTCAACAAGGAGAAAAATCTATTCAAAGGTATTTCAAATGTTGTTGAGGCCACCTCAAAGGAGGAAGAAATCCACGGTAATTTTGGATCAGAACTTATCAATATCATCAAGGAAGAAAATCCAGAATGGTTTGATGAAGAATTTGAAGCATTGATTGTGTCAGCTTGTAATAAAGCATATGCTGCTGAATGTGGAATATTGGATTGGATATTTGAGAATGGTGAATTAAGTTTCCTATCAAAAGATACAATTAAACATTTCATTCAGAATAGATTTAACAATTCATTAAATAGAATTGGAATGAAGCCAGTATTTGAGGTTGATTTTACAGAGATTGAGAAGACATTATGGTTTGATGTGGAGATT